TGTTGCATTTTGTGATCTGAATAGTGAACCAAATAAAGGTTGTGTAGTAACTCGTCTAGTGCCACCAACATCAGTATCACCTAATCTACTTACCCATGCTTTATATTTTTGACTATCTGGTTTTAGAACAATCGCATATTCTTTACCACCTTGTAGATACACAGGTGATGGGAATGTTACAGTGGTTGCTGTTGCAGCCGTTGATGATGTGTTTACATCTGCTGCCGCAACTGTAACCTCAGAGAATGGTAAAATTCTTTGACCAGGTCTACTTTCAATAGTTTCAACTAGATATACTTTGATTGGTATTGTACTATCTTTTTCTTCGAAGAATAAATCTACTTTGGTTAAGAATATACCCTCTATGTTTTCTACTTTGAACGATTGTGCTAATGGGTCTGGATTATTTGGTGGTCCTTGTTCAATATTAATACCAGCATTTATTCTATCTACTGTTCTTCTTACTTCGTTTTCTGTAACAGTGGTAGAACGAATAATTGGCACTCTAGTGGATTCGATTGTTTCTTGTTTTGTCATTTGTAAACCACGAGCAGTAAATTTACCATCAGCAAAAGTATCAACATCATCATCTATCTTACTGTTGGTAGATGAACTTGTCAATCTGAATATTCTATCACCTGTTCTAAATCTGTTAGCGTCAGTATTTGGTAATGCAAAAGTACCTGATATAGTACCAACACTACTTGTAATTAGATTACCACCTGCAACCCCACCGTCTGGTGTTACAAAAGTTGATATATTTACATTGTCAAAGAATGGGAAAACCTTAGTATTAGGTTTCATTCTTGTTGCCGTAAATGAAATTGTTTGTGAACGAATAAATGGTATGAAAGATATGTCAACTATCTTATCACCAAATGATTGTCTTTGTATATTTGAACCTGCAATCTCTCTACTAATACCTGTTCTTGTTCTACTTGTAACTGTGCCACTTACACTTGCACTAGCAGTTATGTTACCTTGGTTTGTTGAACTACCTTGCGACCATTGACCTGACCAGTTAGTCTGCCAGTTATTCCAAACTGTACCTAAACTATTTGTGCCACCTGCAAGAGCAGTCATTGTGTCAAATAAATTATTATCGTTTACAATTAAGTCTGGTCTTCTTTCTGTTTCATACCACTCATCTAAATCTGGTGTTAATGCAATATCACCTTGATATTGAAATACCAAGAATGGATTACAGTTTACACTTTTAGTTGCATATGGGTTTTTGATAAACTCACTTGATGTATATGGTAGTGTAATTAAATCACCAGTCTTTTGATAACCTAAAGTTGTTCTCTCAGCGTCAGTATCATTTGCCGCTTTCTCAATTAACTTAACTTGATCTGTGTGATGTTCTGGTCTTAATTCACCTTCGCTCATATCTACTGAACATCTATACTCAGCAGAAAGAACATCACCAATATTATGACCTTTGAAACTATCTACAATAATACCATTTTTAAATCTATCAAGTCCAGTTGCCGCGTCTTGTATTTGTGTATTGATCGCTTGTTGTTCTAATAAACTTAATTGTGTATAGTATTCTATATTTTTAATTCTTTGTTCTAACTTACCAATGTCTCTCATTGTGTAGCGTCTATTATCTACTGTGGTAATTTTTACATCACTTGTATTGAAAGTAAATGCTGGCAAGTTTAAGTAATATAATGCCATAGCGTCATCAAATGGTTCTGGTCTTTGTGGGTCTATTGCAGGCGTACCTTTTGCCTGTTTGAATAAACCATCTTTCGTAATGAAGATACCATCTATTCTACTTAAATGAAACTCAAAGTCTAGTGTTGCGTCTGAACCAGGTTTAGGCATATCAACTGCTGATGAACCACCACCTGTATAATTTTTTGCACCAATACTATCTACTGCACCAAACCCTACAACGCCACTATCATTAGCAACCATTGGTCTAAAGTCTAATGCGTCTCTTAACTCTATCTTACCTTTTGTTGGACTATCAAAAGATGGTATTGCGTCATAATCAACAACACCTGAATAACTATCAACTGAAAAATAATCACCACTACCATGTGTAAAGTGTGAGAATGTAATTAATAATCTACCAGTAGGTGTTTGTGCACCATCTTTTCTTACAATACGACCTATGTCGTAGTAACTATCTCTTTGTCCATTATCTAGTGTAAATCTGTCTGTGATATCAGTATGACTTGTTGTCGCTGCCGTACTGAAATCTGGTGCCATAAAGACACTTGTTAATGCAAAGATATCACCCTTACCTAAACTAATTGTTTTTTCTTCACAATTTGCTTGAGTTGATATCGCTGTTGTTGCACCAGTTACTAATGCTTTTGATTTTTCGTTTGCAATACTTCTTGTTATAGTTGCAATCAATTTAACTTTTGCCGTAGCAAAGTTTGCACCAAGATCAACTTGTATTTGTCTACCAGATGGACTACCAGTTAATGTGAACTTACTATCACCTTCATGGTTATTACCAGAAAGAGAAATGATATCACCAACCGCACCATCACTAGACCCTGCGGTCATTATTGATAGTGTATAATCTGCTTCGCTGTGTGCGTTAAATGTTTCGTTTGCACCAGCACTAAATGTTGCCTGACCAGATGATGATAAAGTCTCAACGAATTGTCTTCTTACTTTATGACTTGTATCTGTAATGCCTGCATTATCAGTTGTTTTTAATGTCTTAATAACATTTTCTGGTAATCTATAAACAAGTGAAGTAGTATCAATGTTTTGTAACTTTGTTCTTCTTCTTTGTGTGCTCGCTGATGTTACTGTGCCAGAAATACTTTCTGTAATACTTGCTTCTGTGTTATTTACAATCGCACCAATAAATCTACTGAATTGTTGACCACTATCATTTTCTAAAACAATGTTATCACCAATTTTTAATTCAGTATTGAACTTTGTATTTTTACCAGTAATAGATGTTGAGTTACTTGCAATATCAATCGAACCAGATAATGTAATATTACTTTCATCACCTTCAGATTGTGAAGATGTTAAAACTGTATCTGCCGTAAATGTTGGCGACCCTGCCATACCCAAAGATTTAACTTGAGCAAATTCAAATTGTATTTCTGTAGGTCTTTCTGGTGAAGCGGCAACAGTTGTACCACTATTTGTTGAAGTACCACCAGTTACAGTTTCTGCGGCACTAAAGTTACCAGATACATTACTTAATACAACCGTTGTTAATACAGATTGTTCAAGTATAATATCATCGCCATCTGTTTCGTCAACAAGATTAAATCCGTCCTCTGTTACAATCTGATCTGGGTCAGTAGATGTTGTTGCTGTTATTGCCTCAACAATACCACTCGCACCACTTGTGCCACCTGTTACAGTTTCACCAGTAGAGAATGCCACTGAACTTGTTACACCTAAATGTGTAAACATGTCAATGTTAAATAAACCTAGTTTGTAAATTGATGTAGTGTTTGTTGCTAATGACCCTGCGGTACCAGAAACATATTCAAAGAAACGAGGTTTCGCTCTACCAATTTGTTGTACATCAACATTTGTTGTAGTGTTTAGTGTGCCTCTTGTAACTGTCTTATCTTTGAAAAGTGATAATTCTTTGAACGCCTCTGTTTCACCTGATACAGTACCAATGTCTGGCGAACCATGTATGTTTGTTACATCAACATGATTACCTATATCTAATCTTGTAGTTGAGTTTTGTATTGTGTCAAAGTCTCTTGCTTTTTCTATCGTTACAAATTTTTGTGAAGTTGTATCTACTTCAAAACCTTTTACATATGCTTTACCTGGTGATAACCCAATCGCTAATCTTGCTTCTGAAGCAGTTGATGTTAACCCATCATGTAAAGATGAACTGTCTGCTTCGAAGATACCACGATTACTACCTGATAGTTGATGTTCTCTAACATCTATGTCAAACGGTTGTATTACATAATCACCACTTTCGTCTGCTGTTCTTCTTGCTAAAGTTTCTTCAAGTATATTATAATCTGTTCTCTTAACAATACTTTCTGTATCACCATTCTTTACTCTTAATAATTCTACAAAGTTTGTATCGTCAGTTGCCGTAGTTTCTTTCTTTGTAAGTGATAAAGCAATTTTAAATCTATGTGCCCCTGGAGCATTTATGTTAGAACTACCAGTTGCATTATCATTTAAACTTGTATCATCTTCTGGTGTAACAAAACTTTCTGTTACAGTAAAACCAACTCTAAAAGATGGCGTATTTGAATATGCGTCTAGTATTAATGTTTCTTCACTATTAGAAACAAAGAAGCCATTTATAAAATATACACCCGCTTGTACATTTACTGAACTTGCAAAACCTAAAGCATTAGAACTTGTAGGTAATGATGTGCCAGATGTACCAACAACTGCCGTAGCACTCGCACTACTAAAAGTAAAGTTTAATGTTTCACCTTCAGTAAATCTTTTTGTTGTATTATCTGTACCAGACTTTTTGTATATTACATAAATGGTTGCAGCCGCGGTAGAACTTGCCTCTGAACTATTTACTACCTCTGCCTCTATACCTGATGTTGCACCAGTTACAGTAAGACCTACCATATTGGATGCGGTAGATGTAGAATGACTTGCTAGTTTTACATATTCGTATTTTGTATTAAGTGTAACCTCACCAGGTATAACCATCGCACCTTCTTTGAATACATGTTCACCAAATCTTTCAACTTGATTTTGTAGTATAGTTTGAAGTTGGGTTAATTCTCTTGCCTGAACAGCGAAAGCAGGTCTGAATAATACTCTATGAAAATTTTTACTTTCTGAAAAGTCATCATAGTAAGGTGAGACATTAAAGTTTGTTGCCATCTATCTCTCCTAAAACTCTACGATTAACTTTACATTCTCCGTTTGGTCTGATGCCCTGGTAATAGGTTTTCTATTTTCTATATAAAGAATATCACCAGTATCAGCAGTTAATTCAGGAGTTGTATCATGTGAACTTGGTGTACCTGTTGCACTTGAAGTAGCACCAGTAACAGTATTCGTACTAGAGAATGCTGTCAAGTTGCCATCACTATCTACACCTTGGTTAGTAAACTGAGGTTGTATGTATCTTAAAACTTTTGTTGTAGAATTGAAATCAACAACGAACCCTACCGCACCAGATGTAGCCTGTGTAATTTTTTCATCTGCTTGAAATGATCCTGGTGTGCCACTAAATGTTATTGACTTTGTACCGTCTAGTGTTGTTGCCGTTGCTGTTGATCCAGTTGTACTATCAGTTGGGTTTCTTAACAATACAATTCTTCTAAAATCGTTTGTAGTGTTAAAGTCTCCTGATCCATCTCCTTGTGTAAAGTCAACATTCATCATTACAAAGAAACCGCCTAACTCAGCAATTGCATCTGAACCGTGTCCGCCTGGTGGTGAGATTATGAAATCTATATCAGCACCTGATACATTACCTATATCACTTGCTTTGACACTTGCATAAGTGTAACCACTACCTGCGGTTGTGATTGTAACACTTGTTACAGCATTTGAACTAACAACTACTGTACACTCGCCACTTGAACCATCACCTCGTATAGCAACACCTGTGTATGTTCCGTTAGAACCTCCACTACCGCCAGCAGTTATTTTAACATGTTCGATTGCACCAGCAGTTGTAGAAATATCTGAAGCATTAGTTGATACATGTATAAAGTCAGTTGACATAAAGTTTGCCTGTTCACTTGCAGTAAGTGAATACATGTATTTCCATTTGTAACTATCTGCCGTACTGAATACGGAAGTTGTTTTGTTACCTGTTGGTTCAGTTGTTGACGCTGCCCCTCCGTTATTATCTATTACCTTATAAACATCAAAGGTACTATTCATAACATAGAAGGTAGCGTCTAGTAGGGTAGACGCACCACTGTCTGTGGTTATAGCACTACCCGCACTATTAATTTCTCCGTAATCGTGTCTGTAATAATCATAAACTGTGCCAGTTGTCCAGTTTCTTCTTGGTATGACAAGTGAAATATCTGAACTTGTTACTTTCTTCGCACTCAATATATCATCATAAACATAGTATTCAACTGACCCTACACTATCAACTGGTGTTGGTGGTGAAGTATCTGTCCCATCGTTAAATGCTTGGTCGTTGGCAAACGCTTGAGGTCTACCAATACCTAAGTAATATGTGTCCGCACTCTCACTAAAACTTTCTAAAAATTGTCTTGCGTTGTGGACTCTAAAATCTTTTGTAACTATTGCTGGCATGTTCTATCCTATAATCCAATCCATTCTTTATTATTCTCTATGCCCCATTGACATAGTTTCACCCAAACCGCGTCTCCGTCTGAACCTGTGCAATATGTAGTAGGTGTGTAATCTGTTTCTGAGGAATCTAATGATGATAGGTCTGAACCACCAACACTTAATCTTATAACATTACTAGAATTATCACCACCCTTTTGCATTTTAAAACCGTAATGATCAGAACCTGAATCCTCATCTATATCAGCCGTAAAATGATACCAACGGACACCACTTTCAAGTTTGACAGAAACATTTGCTACTGTACTTATGGCCATTTTAATCTCCTTTTTTTGACTTTACTAATCTATTTATACACTATCTTATGACAATGTTGTCCTAATTTGTGCAGGTATAGTAAAATTCGTTTTTAAATCTGTACTGAAATCATCTATTCTATTTGCCGCACCATCAAAGGTCGTAGATCCAGTACCAGTTAATTTTAAATTATTTAGTGTAGATAATAGGATACCACTATCCATATCTCTTAATCCTAATTCTTGTTTTATATCACCACCATCTTCTAGTAGTAATCCATCATTCTCATCTGCTGAGGTGTTCAATAATATTCTATCTGGTGTATGGTCGAATGCCGTTGAAGCAAATCTACCAATTGATTTCATTCTAGGACCTGCATAGACAAAACCTTGTTGTAAAGTTGTGGATCTAAATGCACTATTTGGTCTAGTCCCTAATTCTAATGTTAAATCAAAAGACGCTGTTGTATCTCTAGTGTTTGCCGTATGACTGGCACTACTCTCAATAGATAGTTGAGCATTTGTTCTCAAAGATGTACCGTCAGTTGCGGTACCTAGTTTTCTTCTTACCTTCTCATCAAAGATAACTGTTAGTATTTCTATTACCTCGTCTGTTTCTGTTAGACCAGAAAGTCTAGTGAATCCTGTTTTCATTCTCATATTAATACTATTCTTAATATTCACCTCACCAGCAAAATAGAAACCTGCAGGGTGTACGGACGATTTAAGATATTCTCTCCATTCTGATATGGACTCACCTACTCTTACGATATATGAATAATCTTGGTAGTATAAACTATCTTGTATCTTCTTTGTACTTTCAGAAACAAACCCATCAACACCTACAAACTCACCATCTGTTTCAATAATTGTACCTACAGTAGAAGTCATCGCCGCATGATCAGCGTTTCTAACAATTGCAGTACAACCAGATGTACCACCTGTGATTGTAACTTTGTCATCAAAGGTACCTGATACAGTATTCAATGTAAGTATATTTGTATTACTATCAAATGCCTCTACTACGGCAGTAACACTTGAGGTATCTTCATTTAATAATCTGCTATCGTCAGAACCATTATGCGTAACAGTAACAAAGTCTGTAACATCTGCCACTTCATAAATTGTATTTGCAATTCTATTATTACCATCACTATCTTCCGTAATGATAACATCTTGTTCCGCACCAGCAAATACAGGTTCAGTTACCAGTTCTTCAAATGCAATACTCTCACCACTTTCTGTAAGTATATCACCTTCTTCACTATCTAATCTCAAAACTGCCTGTCTATGATCTTCTAGTAATATAGAATAATCTAATTGAGCAAATGGTTCTAGTATGATGTTATCTTCTTTTGTGGCAGTAATTGTTTCACCAACACTAAACGCACTTGATATGGTATCAATTTGCATATGCAACTTAGGTAATATACCCGGTGCTTCTTCGTATCTAAATCCTTGGTCAACTGGTTTAACAGATAATGCTTTACCAATACTATCAGATACAGCAAATAGTAATGCACTACTACCAGATGATGATGTTACACCTACAGTTGGTAGTGAAAGATAACCACCACCATTGTTTGTTATTTTAATTTTTGTAATATCGTTTGTGTTAGAGTTTGTTTGTGGTTCCATAACAAGTTGATCGTCTGTACTATCTTCTAATATTATCACACCGTTTTCTAAACTATCTTGTTCTAATGTGAAACCACCATTGACTACCGCAACCTCACCTGCAAAGTCTGAACCATGCGTTGGGTTTGTAACAGATAGAGCATCGCCAACAGCGTAACCACTACCACCATTTTCTACAATAACACTCTCTACTTTACCGTATGATGTATTGTCTATTTGTGAAGTAAATCCACCACCACCTTTTTGTTCGTTAGTATCAACTGCTACTTGTTCACCAACAGTATAGTATCTACCTGGTGTTGTTACCGTTACATCATCTACAATAGAATGAATTGTACATGTCAAAGTAATATCTGGATTATCATTTGGTACACCTACAATTGTAGATGTAGTTTGTTGTAATACATTTGACCCATCTTCATTTAGTATTTGACTTTCAGTTTCTAATAACATAGTATCGCCATTGTTGGTAACAAAAGTACCACTTGCACTATTCTTTGAAATGATTAATGTCGCAACATCTCTTTGAATACCACCAAGTGTTACACTTGATACTGATACATCTTCGACAACTGCCGTTGCAAGATTAACATTATTATTACCTACAATATTTTCTTGCGTTATTGTTTGACCTTTTAGTTTCAACATATCACCATCAGTTGGTGATACTAAAGTTACTTTTAAAACTTGTTGAGTATTAAAGTTACCATCTGATACTCGTAACATGTCAACTGTTGGATAATACAACTCTGGTGTTTCATTCAGTAATGCACGGAAAAATATTTCATGCCCTTTTTGTGTACCTTTTCTTTTATACAAAGATAAGATATTTTTTGTAAGTTGTCTTTTATCTAAACCGTCTGTAAGATTATTTGGTATAGTTTGTAGAAAAGTATTTCTAAACTGTTTGAAGAAATCATCTAAGGTATCATTGACCTCTGCATATTCTAATAATTGTGTTAATGTTTCATTTGGGTTTGCACGGTACTTACCTATAACACCTTGAGCACCAGAAGTACCACCTGTAATTGTTTCACCAGTAATAAACTTTGAGTTAGCAGTAATAAAAATTTTTAGATTGTCTGTATCCTCTGCCAGTATTGTTGCCGTCTCGCCAGAAGTACCACCTGTAATTGTTTCGCCCTTTGTAAACTCACCAATTGTTTCTTCTTCGTTTACAATGTAATCACCAGCGTTACTTTGTTTTTCGTCTGTACCATTTAATGCAACAAAATTTTCTGCGGCAGTTTCTAATAGTATTTGGTCTGTAGCACTCACACTTGATAAAGTGATTTGTGCTGAGTCCATAAATATATAATATTGTTTTATGAACTCCGTAAGAAGTGGATTGTTTGCCTGTATGTGTTGCGGTAGTTGCCTACTTACAAGTGGACTTAATTTTTTATCAAACTTTGCCATAGATTATGCATAACTTGTTGATGTTGTATAACCTATACCTGATGTAGTATCAAAGTCATCTGCTGTTACAGTTGTTGTAGTATTTGTTTCATCAATTTCTATAACTTGGTTTCTCACTGGTTTAACATCTACTGAATTAGGTGTAACTGTAATTCTTATTGTTGTTGATGTTGCACCATCTACATCTGAAACCTCTGTAACAAATAAAGAGTTTAGAACTACCTGACCAGTTGTGTAACTAATTGTACCTTGTGTGTTATTTGCATATGTTCTTACACCTGCAACAAGATAATACAACCTTACATTACCTGCACCATCTTCATCTAAAAAGTATTCGTTAGTAGTATCGCCATTTATTTTAAAACCAGTTGATGTAAGAACACCACCACCACTCGCATTATGACCACTATGTGGATTATACAATGCGTTTTCAAAATTGATTGTATATGTTGTTGACGCTGTTGTTGTGGCAGTAAATGATTTGTGTAATTTAACAGTTGTAATGTTTGATAGTATTGCCGTATCAACTTTGTTTATTGTTTCAATAAATTTACTATGTCTAAACATCTGGTCAAATTGTTGTATGTTGTTTGTATTGAAAGTAGTTATTGCACTTTGAACTAATGACTTAATACTGTCTGCTGATTTTACAGTTGCTTTCTGATCGTACTTAACATTAACAGTAAGTTGTAAGAAAGTTGTTTCAACATCTTCTATAACAGGTGTGATTGATACAACATTGAAATCTTTTAATTGTGTAATTATATCTGTCTTGTCTGCCTCTGTAACACTTGTACCAGTTTTAGGTTTGATAGAGATATAAACTCTACCATATACAGGTGTTGAGTTATCTTCACCACCCCATACTTGAACTGATTGTGCATTTGGAAAAATAGTCTTTACTCTACTCTCATAATCTTTTGCCGTTACGGCACGATTTTGACTTGCATATTGTCTTGGTGCATTGAAACGAATACTGTCAGGTGTTTCTGGATCTGAACCACCAGATGAATTACTTGCCGTAGTGATTGTTGCACTTGAACTACCTGCAATTGTACCAGATAAAGTAAATGAACTTGCACCGTTACTATCTGCTCCGTTTGTTACAACATATGATAGTGTTACAATGTTACCAGTTGATAATGCTTTACCTAAAACACCATCACCAAATACAACTTCGTATTGTTCGTCTTCGACACCTTCTAAAAAGTAAACAGTAGATGTTGATGTAACATCTGCCAGGTCAGTTGACTTTGTGTAAGTTGTAGTTGTAGTATCAGTTGAACTATTTTGTACTGTAACTTTTAATGTTGTTGTATCTGCCAAGGCATTCTTAATTAAAAATCTTTGGTCAGCGTTTGTTGTATCTACTGTATATTTGTTATTGACAAGTGTGCCTTCATATACAGGTAATTCTGAAAAAGTATATACACCAGAAACTGGTGATATTGTTGTATCATCTTTTACAACATAAGTGTATGATACGCCATCAACCGTAGTAGTGAATGATGTGCCTCTTGCCGCAGTGGCAGTTGAACCTGATAAGTCTGAAACTACTACATTTAATTTTGCGATAGGTGATGTTGCACTTCTAGGTGTGTACCCAACATGTTTTGCATGTGATACAATACTATTACGAATGTCAGCACTATCTAAAAACATTTCATTGGCAAGAACATTGGCATAGACCGCATTGTAGTGTGTGTTATATGCCAGAACATCTAATAGAGTTGACATACCAGACCCTTCAAAGTCATAGTCTGTAAATTGGTCTTGTTGTTTTAAAAATGTTTTTAGATTATCTTTGATATTGTCAAAGTCTAATTCAGTAACATCAATTCTTTTATCAGTTGCCATTCTATCTACTTCTTTCTAACATTACATCTAAGGTAACTAACTCACCTGGTATGTTGATAATTCTAAATGATACCGTAACTTCATATGAGTTGGAATCAAGTCTTGGTTGTGCGTCAATTGATACTACTCTAGCACGAGGTTCAAAGTTGTTGATGACCTCACCTATTGTTCTTGTTAATGCGTTAGCAGTAATTGGGTCAAGAGGTTCAAATAAAAGATTAGAAACACCAGATCCTATTTCAGGGTGAAATGGTCTTTCGTAATGGTTTGTGAGTATGAGATTCCGTACACTTTGTTTAACCGCGTCAACATCTTTTTTCTGAAGGACATCTTTGGTGTTGGAGTTTTTTTCAAAAGATAGCGCCAGATCTTTATATAATCTAACACTTCTTGCACTCGCATTGGTGCCACTTGCGTCCCTATATCCTGCCTGTAGTATTGCCATGATAACTATTTATCATGTTACCCGGCAAAAACATCGCCACTCCCTGAACTTCTTGTATGACCACAGGTGTCTGCGTCTCCAACTCTATTGACAGGTTTACCATTTGCAAATACACTCGAACTACCATTGGCAGTTTTAGCCCCTACATGTGCAACTGGGTGAGACGATACACTATCACCATTTACGGCAATAGATTTACCATTCACATTGACATTACGGCTAGAACTAACAACTCCGCCAGCACTATTACTATCACCGTTTCTATGAACACCTGGCATTACCCTTGTCCACGACTTCGTGTATGTAATCGTCTTTTAGATTTGTTCTTAGGTTTAGACCTAGGACTATTGCCAATAGATGTGCGTTTCTTTGGACCTCTACTATAGGTATTGTTTATACTTAATCCTCTAGCCATTAGTATCCATTCTCCCAGTAATCGTTGCCCACTGTATCGTCATGTGAACAATGGTCGCAACACTTTATTTCTACATCACGGTTATCACCATCTTTGTATGTTTGCATACAAGGGTGTCCACAATGACATGGGTGTCCACAGTTTGTGCAATTCATTATTT